AAAGCTAACCGCATCAATAACAAAGAAAAATAAACCGGCGGCAATTAAGTGGCTGATGGAACATGACCTTGAATCCCTGATAAAAGAAAATGTGGTTGTCCCGTTTGATAAGGGTGAAGGAGAGAAGGTGCGCGACTTCATTGATATGCTAGAGCAAAATGGAGTATCGGATTTTTCAGTTGCTCCGACTATTAATACAACGAGTGTGAAATCAGCACTGCAAGAGCTTATGGAGCAAGGTGTTGATGTTCCTGAAGCAACCTTTGGATTATTCTTTTACAAGCGGGCAACCGTGAAAAAAGCACCTTGATGTTGGCGGGTGTAAAATTAGTCAACAAACTGTAAGATGAAAAGGAAATAGCAAAAATGGCTAAAGCAAAAACAAAAGAAGTTAAAAAGAAAGAAGACACAGAAATGGCAATGTATGAAGGCATGGACACCAGTGATGGTGGCGGCTTTGAAAATGCTGATGGTGATTCTTTTTCCGTCCCATTTATTAAAGTGCTTCAGAAACTATCACCACAGGTCGATGAAGATCACGAAGATCACATTGATGGTGCAAAAGCGGGCATGTTATTTAATAGCGTGACTGGCAAGTTGTACCCTGATGGGCTTAATGTAATCCCTTGTCATTATGTTCGGAGCTTTCTTGAATGGATCCCTCGCACTTCTGGTGGTGGGCTTGCTAACGTATTTGAAGCCGATGCCGGTGCATCTTTACTTCAAACTTGTACACGCGATGAAGAAACAAACCGCGACATTCTACCAAACAGCAATGAGCTACAGGACACCCGGGTTCATTACATGCTCGTTGAAGATGATGTTGATGGATTCGAGCCTGCAATCATTTCACTATCCCGGACTCAAATCAAATCTTCAAAAGATTGGATGAGCAAAATGAAGAAGTGGAAATTGCCCAATGGTAATGGCGCTGCGATGTTTGCTCAAGTTTGGAAGCTCGGAACTAAAAAACGCACCAAAGATGATAATACATGGTCAGTTCTTACAACTGAACCAATTGGACTTATCTTCAAGGTGTTTAAAGATAGCTATTCAAAAATTCTTGATGATGCTAAACAATTCCGTCAATTAATCTCTTCTGGTGCTGCGCAAGTTGATCACGCGAAAAGCCAAGATGATTCTGTTGTTGGTGATTCTGAAGAAATGTAAGCATTGTCCCGGGGTAACACCCGGGATTCTTTAAGGGGACATTGATGGATACCAAAAGATTCATGGCATTATTTGACGGGTTAGACCGCGCATATGGTGCATATAAAACAAATGGTGAAGTATCCGCTAAAGGCAAAGTTGGCGGGCAAGCCATAACATATAAAGACAAAGTGACTGAAGAGTTATGGAACAATCACTTGAGCGGCAAAAGCTCGGTTGGTATTGTACCAATAAAAGATAGTGCCACCGTATTATTTGCCGGCATTGATATCGATAATTACATCGATTTTGATTTAAAAGAATTAGAAAAGCGGGTCAAAGCATTATCGCTGCCATTGATATTGACTCGCTCAAAATCTGGCGGTGCTCATTTGTGGCTGTTTCTAACTTACGAGGCCGAAGCACAATACATAAGGGAATTGTTATCAACATGGGCGGTTGCGCTAGGGTTCCCCGGTGTTGAGGTATTCCCAAAGCAAGATAAGTTGGCAAATGAAAATGATGTTGGCAACTGGATCAACATGCCTTACTTCGATGCCGAAAAAACAGAACGCTATGGCATTGTAAACGGCAAGAAGTTGAGCGCCTCAAAATGGCTAGACTATGCAGAGAAGCACCGAATTGACCCAACAAAATTAATTGTTGTTGAAACGCCTGAGCCCGAAGGTTTGGAAGATGCTCCACCATGCCTTCAAATACTCGGCTCACAAGGAATACCAGAAGGCAATCGCAATAATGCGCTGTTCAATTTCGCGGTGTATGCTAGGTTAAGGCACGAAGATGATTGGCAAAGCAAATTAGATGAATACAATTCAAAATTTTTCAACCCGCCACTAGGCCATAAAGAAGTTACTGAAGTTGCTAAGTTTGCTAGTAAAAAGGATTATTTTTACACCTGCAATCGAGATCCGATAAGTCAATATTGCAGCAAGTCGATATGCCGCCAAAGAAAGTATGGTGTTGGTAATGCTGAAAATGATACCTTTGATGTTAACTTCGATTCCATAACGAAGTATGAAGGGGAGCCACCGACATACTATGCCCAAGTCAATGGCAGCCGGTTTAAATGTACCGCCGCAGATTTGCTACAACAAAACAGGTTCCAATTATTATGTATGGAAGCAATCGATTTCATGCCACGCTCTTTAAAGAAAGATGCTTGGCGAAAAATGATCAATGATTTATTAGCAGCAGCTGAGCGAGTTGAGACACCCGAAGATGCCACGCCATCAGGGCAACTTAAATTCCTATTAAGTCAGTTTATGGAAAGCACTGAAGCCCGGAACAAAGGGGAGTTGCTAATGGGCAAGCCTTATCTTGATGAAGTTAACAAGCGTGTTTATTTCCGGGGTGGCGACCTTATGGAATTTTTGCGCAATCATAAATTTACAGAATTCAAGCAGAATGAAATATGGGCGGTGCTAAGATATCAAATGCCATTGAAGCACCATCAACTCAACATACAAGGTAGTTGTGTGAAGTGCTGGAGCATTCCGATGCCTGAAGAATTACAAACAGAATCATTTGAAACTACTAAGGAGGATGTGCGTGAGTTCTGATATCAAAATGATTTTAGGTGGGCCAGGGTGCGGCAAAACAACACGCCTATTAGATATCATGGCCAATTGCATTAAGGAAGGCATTGAGCCAAGCAGAATCGCGTTTGTATCATTCACAAAGAAGGCCGCAACCGAAGCATCAGACCGCGCTTGTGAAAAGTTTAATCTGGATCCAGATGACCTTCCATTATTCAGCACCATACATTCATTTTGTTTTAAAGAGGCGGGCATGAACCCGTTTCAAATGATGCGCAGTAATGATTACATCGAGGTGAGCAAATTGCTTGGGGTTAGAATATCCGGGTATGTTGATTCGGTTGATGTGATTGCTCAAAATAAAGGGGATAGGTTGTTGCACCTTCACCGATTAGCTGGCGCACTCCGCAAACCGCTGAAAGAAATATGGCGCGACCATGGCAACGGCAGCAATGTTCGATGGTGGGATTTGGAATGGTTTAGCAAATCCCTAACCGAATGGAAGAGAGAGAACGGCAAATTTGATTTTGATGACTTGTTATCCTTATATATTGATAATGGAGATCCAATTGATGTTGATATTGCCATCATTGATGAAGCCCAAGACCTTAGCACATTACAATGGGGCGTTGTTAGGAAAGCATTCAAAGATACCGCCCAAAAGATTTATATTGCCGGTGATGATGACCAAGCCATCTATCGTTGGAATGGTGCTGATGTAGATTTCTTTTTGAACTTAAAAGCGGAGCGTGAAATTTTACCGCATAGCTTCAGACTCCCAAAAGAAATTTTTGAATCATCACAAAGCATCGTGAAGAGAATTAAAAAGCGATATGATAAAAAGATAACACCGAGTGGCCACGAAGGTTCCGTTGACTATGCTCCGTGGAGTTTGAACAAATATGATTTGGATAATGGGTCATGGTTCTTCCTAGCAAGGACGGGCACAGGGGTTAAGGATTATGAAGAGCAAATGAAAATTGCCGGATACGGATTCAGCACTAATTATGGTTCATCGGTGAACCCGGAACACGCCCGGGCAATTTATGCATGGGAGCGATTAAGGAAAGGGGAATCAATACCCGCCGAGGATATTCAACACGTTGCCGATTATATGTCAAATTGGGAGTTTCGCTTGGGTTCTGGTGAATTCACATTAGACCAATTGAGAGCCGATTACAGGCTTATTGGCGATGGGGCTTGGTTTACTATTCTCACTGGTATAATTCCAGCGCAACGGGAATACTACAGAGCCGTTTTAAGGCGCGGTGGAAATTTACGGGACACCGGGCGCATTTACATAGGTACAATTCACTCGGTCAAAGGAGGGGAGGCTGACAATGTGGTATTGTCCATGCGTATGACTCCCCGGACAATTAAAAATTTGGACAAATTCCCGGACGATGAACACCGGGTATTCTTTGTGGGTGCTACCCGGGCAAAGGGTAAGTTATGGATTGACCGGAGGGGATTGCCGGGTGAATATCAGATCCCAAAACAACATTAGAATATGCTAATGCTTGTGAAAATAAGGTGGTCAAAGGGTTTACTTCAATGGCCTGTTGCGATTACAATAAGTCTCCCCAAGGGGAATACCGAACCACTATACTGGAGAAATAAAAATGAACTTACATAATATCAACAACAGTGAAAAACGCGCCCAGATTGCTAAAGACACAGCAGCATATTTGGCATCAGGCAAGATCATTCGCCGCTTTAATAACACAAATCAGCAAATCGGTTTTATCTCAGAAAAGACCGAAGAAATCATCAACCTCAAACCATCAGAAACAGTCACCCTATATAAAGGTTTTAAAATCATTCAATCAGGTCGATATGAATTTGACGTTTGGGTTCCTAGCTGTGAAGCATGCGCGCCAACAAGGACTTTAAAAGCCGCGTTGCGATTAGTCGATGATGTAAACGCAAATTACATGCCAACTCACTAACATACCTTTAAGATACCGGAGAGAATATCATGAACGAGAGCCAAAAATTTATCGCAGCATTTCAAGAAGCGTACAACAAAGGTGTTATCAATAACAAATTTGAGTATGATATGAATTTGCCATATGAATTCAACACCTCATTATTTATTGATAGTGATAGTGCCGGAACCTCTTATGAGTATTTTGTAAGTCTCGTTGATGATGAGAGTTTTATTTTGTTCGGGTTCGATAAGTCTGGGGAGACTGAAGTTGAATTTCAGTTTGTAGCAGATGAAATGAGCGTGGAACAATTAGTTGTAATGGTCAAGGCTTTACTTAGTTAAAAACAAACCGCCAATAATGGCACTTTTGAATACATACCTAAAAACATACTGGAGAAATAAAATGAAAAACGGAAAAACAATTGTAGAATTAGCAAACGAAATCCAACGCCAATCAGAAGCGAAAAAAGACTTCATTGCGGATACTCGTGAAATGAATTTCACTCATGATGATGTTGATGACAAATTTGTCGTTGATGTTCCTAAACAGGGCAGCTTCGATATCACCCCCCATGCTCACCGCCAAATTGCAGGCCGCATGAATGTTCCTTTTAAGTATTATGAACGCATGATGCATGATGCGCCAGATTTGCTTGTGAGTAATATTCGCCATTGGATGGATAATGAACCGAAGCGTCAAATGGTTCGGACTCTTGATAATAATGCCCGGGCTATTTTATCGGATCGCTACCGCCGCATTGACAATGAGCAAATTGCTGAAGCCGTGCTTCCCGCTTTATTGGAAAGCAACAGCGGCATCGAAGTAATGTCAAGTGAGATAACCGACAACCGCATGTACATTCAAGCCCGCTTACCAAAACTTGAAGGTGAAGTTAAGAAGGGTGATGTTGTACAGCACGGCATGATCATTACAAATAGCGAGATTGGTTCAGGTTCCCTGATAATCAAACCGATGATTTATCGATTGGTATGTACCAATGGCATGGTAACGGGTTCAGAGTTCTCTGAAGGCCGCATGCGTAAGTCTCATCTTGGTCGCCAAACTTCAGTTGGTGAGGATTATACAATTTACACCGATGAAACTATGCAGGCTGATGACCATGCGTTGATGCTTAAGATTCGAGATTCAATCAAGAACTTATCAGACCCTGAATTGTTTGCTAAACTAATGGAGCAAATGAAAGCATCGGCTGAAGGCCGCATCATTGATAACCCTTTTGAGGCTGTTGAAGAACTCGGCAAAGCATTTTCATTCCAGAAGAGTGAACAAGAGTCAGTGTTGGAAAACTTAATTGCTGACCATGATTATTCCAAATGGGGAATGCTTAATGCCGTAACCAAAGTGGCTAATGATACAAAGTCATATGACCGGGCAATCGAGTTGGAAACAATCGGTGGTCAGATTCTTGAGATGAGTGATCGCAATTGGAAAAACATTGCTGAAGTAGCTTAACAATAAAACCCCCGGCACATGGATGTGCCCCCCCTTTAAGGGAATCATTATGGCATTTTTAAAAGCAGTTGAAAGAAGAAAGGGCATACACTATTTCATTTCATTCTTTTCAGGAAGCGGCCAAGGATTTACAATGGCCAAGAATGGTGAGTTGGTATATGATGAGCGTGAAATTGTCGAAGTTAGAACACGCATACAAAACTTTGTAGACTCATACGAAGTTTGGAATGACAAAACTTAAATTAAAATTCAATAAGGAGAAACACAATGCAACAATTATTCATTACAGTTAAAAAAGGCATGGCAGTTAAGAACCCCGCTAAAATTGCGGGTTGTCTAATGACTAGGACGCAAGTGCTGTGGGCTATTAAGCCGATGTCTGGTGCTCAATTGACCGCGTTTTATAAAAGTCTAACCGGTAAGACCGTGAAAAGATTTGCTAGCAAAGATGATGCTTCAAAGCGGATCTATAAATACATCGCACCAACGGGTGGCACGAAGAGTGGGCCAACAGTCTTACCAAGCAGAAAGAAAGCGCCGGTTGTATCCCGCACCGCTACAGTGAACAAAATGCTGGGTAAGAAAGAACCCGGGAAGTCAAAGGTGCTTGACAAAACAATTTCCATATTGCCGCATGAAGGGAAGATCTTTCAAAAGGGTTCAGTGCGCAAACAATGCTATGATATTATTATAGCAAACGCGAACCGCAAGAAGTTACCGGTGTCTGATTATGTTGGGCTTGCTATCAAAAATGATATTGATGAGCGGTCAGCATTATCTTGTTTGAAGAAGCTAACCTTCACCAATCAAATTTCTCAATCAATGGAGCTTGTATGAAGATACTCGGCGCAGGAATGGCTGGTTGTCTCATGGGCGTGTTAAACCCGGGTGCTGAAATTTATGAAGCGGCCACCGGGTTGCCAAACACTCATCGCGCGGTGTTAAGGTTCCGCGATGATAAAATAAGCAAGACAACGGGAATCCCATTCAAGAAGGTTAAGGTGTACAAATCAATTTGGGCAGATGGCAAAGAGCGTATGCTTGGCGCACAGTGGATGAATAAATATAGCCAAAAGGTAACAGGCAAAATTCAACCACGATCAATTGTCAACCTCGATACGGTTGAGCGATATATAGCCCCCAGTGACTTCCACAACATGCTTGCAGATAGGCTTGGTGATAATATTCACTTCAATCATTGTGTCGAGTCTATTACTAGCGGTGCCATTTACTTTAATAATGCCCCTGCCTTTCAGCGTTTTGATGAGCCGATTGTTAGCACAATCCCGATGAATGTGATGGCTGATTTGGTTCGTGAAGCATTTGACACTGATAAGGTTCTTGATTTTAATCACCAACCAATAACAGTGACGCGGTTCACGATTAAGGATTGTGATGTTTATCAAACCATCTACTATCCGAAGTTCAACACGCCTGTTTATAGAGCGACATTGACCGGGGAGAACCTTATTGTTGAGAGCATCGGGATAATATCCCACAATAATATGATTGATGTGTTGGACTCTTTTGGGCTCAGCACTTTCAATTTGGGCATTGAAGGGGGTGAAGCCATTGACTTGAGCCATCACATTCAATCAACCCAGCAGTATGGCAAGATAAGTCCGATTGACAATCGGGTGAGGCGATCTTTTATGCTTATGTTGACTCAAAAGTACAACATCTATTCAGCGGGAAGGTTTGCTTGCTGGCAAAATATTTTGCTTGATGATGTTTATGAAGACAATTTTAAAATCCGGGCGATGATTAATTCAGACCCCTATGACAGATTCAAAGGAGCACGAACATGAAGGTTGAATTAATAAGTTATACACCAGACGCGCTTGAGTTACTTTTGTTCACAAAAAATACTCGGCTACAAGGTGTTGAAGATATGGAAGGGTTGAAGGCGCTACCAATGGAAGAGAAATTGGAACACCTTGCCTACATGAGAGATACAATCAAAAGTAGTTGGGAGTTTGTCAACTACGTTTTCAAAATCTCTGGTGTTACCCGGGCATTCACTCATCAATTAGTAAGAACCCGAACCGCATCATATGCTCAAGAAGCGATGAGAGTTGTTGATGCTAGTAAGGCGGATTGGTTAACACCACCCGGCGCCAATGAAGAGCAAATGGAATCATTCGATCTATCGATGGAGCAATCCATAAGTGATTACAGCCAATTGGTTGAGATGGGCATGCCGCGACAAGATGCCCGGGGAGTTATCCCAACCAACATTCAAACAAGCGTCATGATGAATGCTAACTTGAGAACCCTTCACCAAATGGCAGAACTCCGTTTGTGTAAAAGAACACAAGGGGAATACCAAGACGTATTCAAAGCGATGAAAGCGGCGGTTGTTGCGGTACACCCATGGGCTGAAGAATTCATCGAGGTATTTTGTGCCAATCACGGCACTTGTGCCTTCCCTCGATATGAAGAGTGCCCGGTGCGGCCTTTTATAATGAAGCCGAGTGACCAAAAGATCTATAAGGATTCAGCAAAGGTAGCTTGGTCAAAATTCGAGCATGAAGCCAATGTTGAGTTGGTCGCACCCGGGAGAACTATGTGATGAAAGTCGCATTGATTGATATGGACGGTTGTGTTGCTGATGTTAAACATCGCGTTTGGATCGTAAGCAATCTGGACGCGGTGGCACCGCACCGCAGGCAAGAGATGTGGGATATGTTTCACTCGGCTATGGAATTTGATGAACCGGCAAGAAGCGTCATCAACGTGGTCAACTCTTTGTCTAGCGATGTGCTTGTTGTTATACTTACCGGCAGGCCTGAAAAGTATAAAGCGGGAACGCTTGAGCAACTTACCCGGTGGAAGGTTAGGCATGACCATTTAATAATGCGCAAGGAAGGTGACCGGCAATCATCAGTAAATTTAAAAAAGCAAGTTGTAATGCATATGATGGAAATCGGATTGGAGATAGTTCAAGCAATTGATGACCGTGAAGACATCTGTGATATGTATCGTGAATTGGAAATACCAACAGTGGAGATTAAACAATGAAGATGTTGAATGTTGTAATAACCGGAGCAAGTAGCGGATTGGGGAGAGCCATGGCAATTAAGTTTGCCGATGAAGGCCACTTTGTTTGGAACCTCGATTGTGTAGCACCGGAGTCTGAACTTGGTCATGAACAATGGGTTGAATGCTATGTCCAATTTGAAGAGTCTGTGCGAATGGCTTTACAGAATATTCCGGTGATTGATGTTCTTATTAATAATGCCGGCATTAATCATATCGCATGGTTGGAAAAAGAAACAAGCGCGAACTTTGACCACCTCATCGGGGTGAATGCAAAATCAATATTTATAACGGCCAAAGAATGTCTGGAGAAGCTAACAACCAGCAAAGGCACGATATTGAATATTGTTAGCAACGCATCACATATGCCAATGACAACTTCCCTCGCTTATAATGCGAGCAAAGGAGCTGCGCATATAATGACGCAACAACTCGCAAGAGAACTCACAAAGAAAAACGGCATCACAGTCTTTGGGATCTCCCCCGCTAAAATTGAAGGCACGGGCATGAGCGATTATATTGACAAGACGGTTCCCGCAATGCGTGGTTGGTCTGAAGAAAAGGCGCATGAGTATCAGCTCAATGGATTGGTGGCGGGAAAAGAAATCCCGGCAGAGGCAATCGCCAATTTTGTTTACTACCTTTTACATAAGCGTGAAAACAATTTTCACTTATCTGGCAACATCTTACCTTACGGAGCATAACAATAATGAAAACACCTGACCAGATTTTGAAGGAATTATCCGATTTATATTTGGAGAAAAATAAAGAGTATGGTGATGCTTGGAAGCGACAGGGTGAAGTTCTCCACGCACTTTACCCGGAAGGCATCACGCTGTCATGCCCTGATGATTATTTGCGCTTTCACTTAATGGTTCAAATTGTAATAAAAACAAATCGAATAGCAACCGACAAGAATCACAAAGACTCCCCCCGGGATTTGGCGGTGTTTTGTGCAATGCTTGCCTCGGTCATGGAGTAGTGTATGGTTGATGCAAACCATGGATATATTTCTCAATTAGAGAGGGTGAACAAAGAACAACAAACCAAAATAGATAAGCTGGAAAGCTTGCTTGATGATTTATGGGCTATGAAAGACATTGGCGACATGAAAAATGCAATCAGGGCATTTAGTAAGCCAAAAGCAGAACTAAAGGAGTGATGTATGAGTGATAAAACAAAAGCAGAACGCGGAGCCAATCAGACAATCCGGGACTTGAAGAAGATCCCCCCGAAGTTTCTGATTGGTAAGACGATATTGGATATTGGTTGCAATGAAGGTCTTGTTGCCGCTTACTTAATGGAGGCCGGTGCTGGAAAGGTTGTTGGATTTGAACCGCACCCGGAAGCATTCAAGAAAGCCAAAGCACAAGCCAAAGCTCATAAATTTTCAGTGAAGCGGGTTGCTGTTGTAGGCAAGGATAAGAAACTGCATTTGCGTACTAATAAGAAAGACGCTGAAAATGATTATTATTGCAATTCGATGATAACGGAAAATACAAAAGATGAGCGATACCATTACACGAAGGTCAAAGTGTCTTTGTTCCGGGATTTGTTAAAAGAATACAAGCCCGTTGGTATGAAGATTGATGTTGAAGGTTCGGAGTATGATATGTTGCTGCGAAGCAAACTCAATCCAAATCTAAAATGGATATGTATGGAAATTCATTGGCTCCAAAGAATCGGCGCGTATTTGTTGCCATTTGTATTTGATGAGCTCATTAAAAAAGGTTTTGGTGTTGATAAGTTACCAACGCGGTTGAAACTTTTGCCCAACGGGGGCACCAATTCCTTTTGGGGCTTTGAGGTCATCAATCTTGTGAAAGGCACTCCGATGCGCAAAGAAGATTTGGAAGTGCTTGAAGATTTACGGAGAGCAGGCCGGAATTATTATGATGCTGGACGCAAGACCAGAGACAATTTCAAAAATGAACTAATGGAGATTTGTTATGGATAAGCGCACCGCTAAAATTGCACGATACTTTCCGATTGTTGCCGGTGGTTATGCCGGTGCACCGATATCAATACAAGTAGCATTGACGGATAAATGTTTCAACCGATGTATAATGTGTGACCACCCGGATAGAACGCAATACACAATCGATGTTAAGGATTGGTTGAAGTTTCTTGGTGGCATGGTAGCAAACGGGGTTGAGTCCGTTTGCTATAGTGGTGGAGATCCTTTTGCTTATCGCGACATCAATGAAGTGATGGCATACCATGTTGGGCTTGGATTGCCGTTTGGCTTTACTTGCTCCGGTTTTGTTCCACCTTCAATTGATATGGATTTGCTTAAGGAGGCTGCTTGGATCCGGGTGAGTCTCGATGCGGTTGAGGAAGATGTATACAAAGTCGTGCGTGGCCATACGCCGCTTAAAAAAATAATTGAAGGCATTGACCGTATGATCGCAGCCGGGGTGAATGTTGAACTCGGTGTTACCATTCATAAGGAAAATGAATCACAATGGCCTTTGATACAAGAATTTGCTAAAGGTAGAGATATCAGAATTGATATGCGCTCGGTCTATCCGATGAGCAGCGTTCAATCGGCGGTGCCTCGATTTGTAAGTAAGTTCAAACATTGTTCGGCGGTATTATATCAGCTGTACATCGGTTCGCAGGGTGATGTATATCCATGCTGCATCACCAATGGTGACACCAAGTCTCATACATTTACAGAACCATTTGGCTATATAAATGGTGATTGGAGTGAGACTTGGAAAAATGTTGTGGCCTATTCTAAACTTGAATACAAAGATTTGCCCAGCATATGTAGGTCGTGTTGCGTGCAGCGTTTATCTGAGATAAATGAAGTATGTGATGGCATTGAAACTAAAAAATCATTCTTTTAAGGAGAATAAAATGAAAGACATTAAAATTGAACAGGTGGCAATCTATTCCGAAAACCCGGACAAGCTAATTGAAGCGTTATCCGAATTGGGCTTTGATGAATGGCAAGAAGATCATGTTGTTGCCAAAGGGGAAGTGTTTGGTGAGCCGGTTGTTAGCGAAGCGACATTGAACTTTAATTATCAGATTGGACCATTTGAATTTGAAATATTAAAGTATGACGCCGGGGATAACTGGATTGAACGGCATAAGCAAAAGTCAGGCATGAGCCACTTAGGACTCCATGTTGATGATGTTGAGCCTTATATCGAGAAGATGGCAAAGCTCGGTTATGGAATTGCGCAGCAGGTAGAAACGCAATCGCATTCAAATCCAAACATCAAAGGGAAGCGCAAATACAAATATGTTATTTTTGATACGCGTGAAGCTATCGGATTTGACCTGAAAGTCATTCAGCGCATAATGCTAGATGTATGAAGATGAACCTTGGTGGAATAGTTTACCAGCCAACATCAAGGACTCATTAAAATTTTATCAGTGGCTGGTTAAAACACGAGCACCATTGCTCAAAATAATGTACAACTTTTATAAACAAGAGGAAAAGAAAAATGAAGATTGATACAAAGAAAGTGAAAGCAGAACTGAAAGCACAAAAGGCAATCATGACCGAAAATAAAAAAGCGATTGTGGCCGGTCTAATTGATAACATGAAAGGTGAAAGCAAAGACATGGCAACAATCCGTTCTCAGTTATCGGCCTTTGGTAAAGCATCAGTCATTGCCGCCAAGTTGCGCTGCAAACTAGGTTAAGCCCGAATTGGTCTTGCTTGCTGGATAATACCTTGGTTGACGCTGCGTTGATCATGCGAGTGGGCAAGACCTTCTTTTAAGGAGTGTGTTGTGAAAGTAATAGAAACTAGCAATCATAATATTGACAATTATCCTGAAAAACAGGTTAGCTTCAATCACCTAACTAAAAAGCAAGCAGAAGATCTTGCTGAAAAATTTAATCGGAATCTCAATGGCCATTCCCCAATATGGCATTTAGTCGTTGATGATGATTATGTATTATGTGACGGAGATCCAAATTCATGAATACAATAATACTCGATACAGAAACAACCGGGCTTGTTAAGAACGCGGCAAAACCACTGCTACAACAGCCGCACATTATAGAGCTTGGCGCCATTAAGGTTGATGATAATTGGAAAGAGATTGGCCGCATGAACTTCTTATGCAAGCCACCAATATCATTGCCACCATTCATAACAAAAATAACAGGGATAACACCGGCAGACATAAAGAAACAGCCGAAGTTTAGCCACTACTTACCAGAGTTGGTTGGCTTCTTTAAAGATTCAGACCGCATGATTGCGCACAACTTGCCATTTGACCGCAATCTATTATTATTCGAGTTAAGGCGAATTGGAATGGAGTTTCATTTCCCATGGCCATTCATTCACACGTGTACCGCCGAGAATAGCAAAAGCCTATTCAAAGGCAAGTATACAAAACTACAAGACATTTACAAGCACGCTTATGGCCAAGACCCGGAACAAAAACACCGGGCAATTGGGGATTGCGAGATCCTTCTTGATGTTTGTAAATGGTTAAGTAAACAGGGGGTATTATGAAAGCACTAACAGTATTGGCTAGGTTCTTGATGTCAGGGGGATTAATCGCGGCATCGTGGCAAGAAACTCATGCACTATGGACAACCATTATAATTGGATTGATCCTTATTGCGCTGGAGATACAGTCATTGATGATGGGTTTTATATCGAGGCAAGTATCACACGCAAGCAAACAATTACAAGCGATTGAAGAGCACATTAAAAAGTGAGCTATTTATACCGATGCGCCGGTGCTATGTATAAGACCGGGAAATTTAAAGGACAAAGGTGTTGGCAACGGCATTCATTTAAAAGAAAAGTTGAACAATATGTCAATAAGAAAAAATGCCCAAGCTGTGGCAATGAAATAACTTACTTGGATAAATGGCAAATGAAAAAGAATAAGGAAAATATTTGCAATTGTGGTGAGCCGCACTATCCACATAGAGAAGGCGCAACAGTTTGGTGCATTAAACATAAGACTGGCCCAACTGAAGGTGATTACAAAGCGAGGTATGGGGAATGATGGAATTTAAGTTATGGGCATCAATGGAAATGGAAACGATGGATCATGTTGTAGGAGTTCTCACAGTAGAGGCTGACCACATCGATACAGCAATTCAATTAGCAGAAAGAAAAGGTTATGAAGTTATAAAAGTAGCAACCCCAGAGGAATTACCAAAGTGAAACACTTAAAAGTAAAAACAGAATATGGGTTCAAGAAAACATATGGCCGCATAAAAGACATCGTTGCGATACCCGATGTTGTTGGGATTGCTGATAGTGGGACTTGGGGTCATGTTTCATTCTTTAAAGAATGCGCAAAAGCAAAACGGCATGCGGTGCTTGGTGTTGAGTTGCCGGTGGTCGATACTTTAGAGAAGGGGACAAAGCCACGGCCAAACTACATGACATTCTTTGCCGCCAATAATGAAGGGTTGAGTAAGTTGTATCAAATGGTTAGCTTGGCCAACTTACAATTCTATTATACGCCGCGAATCTTATACAGCCAAATAAAGCAATTCAGCAAGAACCTAGTTGTGTTGTCCGGGAATAATCCCGACATGGGTGCGCTTGATGTGCTTAAATTTGAGTGTGAGTTGTATCTTGAAGCTGGCCCAAAGGACTTAGGTTGGGCAAGACGCGCGGTTGGGTTAAGTGAAAAACATAAAATAAAACTACTTGCGGTGTCTGATAACTATTATGGAGAGCCCGAACAAAAGATGGCATATCATATCCTTGCAGGACTGCAATCTGATGAGATGGCGATGGGGGGTCATATCTGCGATGAAGATACCTTGCGAATGATTATGCCTTGGTTGCCTGATAGTGCGTTCACTAACTCCGATTATATATACGACAATTGCCATGTTGTGTTGCCCAAGGCGGAAAATGTCAGATACCCGTTTGAAGGGAATTTGAGGGTGATGTGTATTGAAGGTGCTAAGAAGCGGAACATTGAGTTGTGTAACACCGATGGAACATATAATGATTATGGTGAGCGATTAGAGTTTGAATTGAATCTTATTGCGGAGAAAGGCTACACCGATTATTTTCTTGTTGTTGCTGATATGATTATTGAAGCGAAAAAGACAATGTTGGTTGGGCCAAGTCGCGGCAGCTCGGCGGGGTCATTGGTGTGTTTTTTAACCGCCATTACCGAGATTGACCCGATTAAGTATGATTTGCTATTTGAACGGTTCATTGATGTCAATCGATTTGATATGCCTGATATTGATATTGATTTCCCGGACACAAAGCGGCAAGACATAATAGCGGCATTAAGAACGAAGTATGGAGCTGACAAGGTATCGCATATTGGAACAGTATCAAGATACAAACCAAAGAGCGCAATATCAGAAACGGCAAAAGAACTGGGCGTGGACTTCTTTGAAACGGAGCAAGTGAAAGAGTCGATACTTGAACGGAGTTCTGCCGATGCGCGTGCATCGATGTGCATACAAGATTCCTTGGAAAGCACGGACATTGGAAAGCAATACATAACAAAGTACCCGGAGATGGCAATCAGTTCATTAATGGAAGGGCACGCGAAGCATAGCGGGGTTCACGCTGCTGGGATTCTTGTTGCTAATGAGCCAATTGATCAGTTCTGTACGGTGGATCCAAAAGTCGGAGTTGCCCAAATTGATAAGCATGATGCTGAGGATCTCAATTTGCTTAAGATTGATGTGTTGGGCTTGCGCACCTTATCGGTGCTTGAAGATGCCTGTCGGCTTGCCGGGATTCCGTTTGATGCTTTATATGATTTGGAGCTTGATGACCAACGTGTTTTTGATTTGCTTAACAAAGGGCAATTGAGTGGGGTGTTTCAATTTGAAGGTTATGCATTGAAATCCCTCGCACGACAAATGACCATTGAGCACTTTGATGACATCGTTGCTATAACTTCTTTGGCGAGGCCTGGCCCACTTCATAATGGTGGTGCCACTGATTATATTAATCGACGCACCGGGCGTGAACATGTTACATACATTCACCCAAGCATAGAGCCCTTTACAAAAGAAACATATGGAACGGTAGTGTTTCAAGAACAGGTAATGAGAATTGTGCGTGATATCGGAAACTTTGATTGGTCAGACACAACCAACATTCGGAAAGCGATGAGCAAATCATTTGGTGATGAATACTTCAGCGGCTATTGGGACAAATTTAAAAATGGTGCTGCTAAGTTAGGAATGGATGAGGAAACGGCTGACAAGATATGGAAAAACATAATGACCTTTGGGAGTTGGGCTTTCAATAAGTCGCATGCGGTTAGCTATGCTTTGATAAGTTATTGGTGTGGGTGGATGAAAGCAAGATACCCATTGGAGTATGCCACGGCCTGTCTCAATAATGCGCGTGATGATGACCAGAGTGTTAAGATGCTAAGGGAATTAGTTGTTGAGGGCTTTAAATATAAGCCGGTTGATATCGTTCATAGTGAAGCAAAGTGGAGTGTACAAGATGGATTGCTTGTTGGCGGTATGATGAATATTATTGGTGTTGGTGAAAAGACCGCCGCTGATATATTCCGCCGCCGAAGTAATGGGGACATGCTTACCAAAGGGCAAATGAATAAGCTCACTAACCCTGTTACACCGTTTGATGATATATTTGAGGCCAAGCGCCGATGGGGTGATATGTATGCGAACCCGCAGAACTATAAGATCAAGTCAATGCCGGTGAGCCATATTATTGACGTGCAAGATGAAGGCATGTACATTGTTATCGCTAAGTTAAAAGAAAAGAACTTGCGCGACTTAAATGAATATGCTTCTGTTGTTAAGAGAGGCGGGAAACTTATCAAACAAAATCCGTTATTCCTTAACATGACAATGGAAGATGATACCGATGCAATTATTGTTACGGTGTCTCGATGGAACTACCAAAAGTTTGGTAAGGCAATAGCAGAAACAGGCAAAGAGGGTGACTGGTATCTTATTAAAGGTGAAGTCAAGGATAACTGGCGCAAAATTTATGTTAAACAACTGAGGAAATTATCATGAACTATTTAGAAATAAAAGACACACCAGCGGGCATTACTGCTACAAATAAATACACTGCCAGTAATTATCCAGCAACAGGGGTGTACAAAAGCCCAGATCAACCTGATGCTGAAATCATCTTTGTTGATAAGCCCGCTTTGTTAACATCAAGTATGTGGATAACATTAAGTAATTTTATTCAAACTAATGCTGGCAGTCCACAAAACATTATTGAAGCAAAAGAAACAGGATTTGCTCAAATGGTGGACATTGATACAATGCTCAAAGCCATTGCCGTTGGGCAGAGGCCTGAGTTGGCATTTAAAAAATGAGGTTGTGTTTGAACAGCGGCGATTTGGATTGTGAAATAGAAAGCATTGTGAAGGATTCCAATGCAGATGACTCATTGGCGCTTTTAATTAAGGCACCACTGGGCAAATACTTCACATTGGAAATATCTTATGATGAGCTGTGTGACCTTAATGCGGCGGCGGCTAAAATTGGGAGGGTTGTAAAGTGATAGAAGAGTCGGACATATACCCGGGAGACCAGTGTGAATGGTTCTGTGAGCAGAAAGCCATAGTTGGAACAAGAATCATAAAGACATGGTGTGCTAACCCGGATAATAATGGAGGGGTGTGCTGTTATAGTCGATGCCCTATTGTTGCTGATATTAATGAGGAGAATTGAAAGTGTTTAAAGCGATGTTTAAAGCGATTTGTAATTGGAGTTGGTCTATTATACTATTGACGGTGTTCTTTATTATTTTCTGGGGCACTGTTATATGGGATTTGTTATTGTGACATATAGTTTCGATAACACTTTAAAGAGTATTGATTTTGTTATGGTCTCACTTTCCTGTAATCCTAAGTTGTCCAAATGGGAACAGGGATTCATTCGGAGTATTAAAACATATTCTGATGATGGTGGGTTCTTATCCGATAAACAATTATCAATACTCAGTGACTTGTGGGAGAAGTATTGATGGCTAAATTTGCTGATGGGGAAATTGTTGTGCTTTGTAATTTGCTTGATGAGTCTGCGAAGTATAACGGGGAGGAGGTGACCATCATTAAACACATTGGTTTGGTGCCTTGGAGATTTAGAGAGGGTGGTGCTGTTACACAAAGTACATATCTTGTTACCGCCCATTTTCATGCTGGGGCTTCAAGCGTTGCCGAGAAATGTCTAAAGAAGATAGACCCCGGCAACACCCTTACAACATGGGATGGTCTGGAAAAATCGACAGGCCTTGGTTGGAACCCGACAAAGGTGACACACTGATGGAATTTAATGAATGGTGGGAGATGTACCATGATTGGAAGTACCCGGTGACAATGGCAATCTGCTTTGGGCTTGGGTATCTTGTTTGTTGGCAGCGGTGCCGAGAAAGAAATGACCGATGCGGAGATTGAAAAGCGCATTGACGTGCTTGAGGCTGAGATTGCTTCACTGAAGCGTGAACTGAATAGGGAACGATTATACAATGGTGTTCCATTCTTAAAAATAACAATACCGAGGGAAATGATGGTGAATAAACAATACAAACATTGCAACCGAAGATGCTTGGCGCTTAATGAGCAGAAACATACCTGTGCGCTGGGTGTATTGATAAAGTATCACCCGGACAGATTTCACAAATCAGATCATAACCCGCGATCAGCGTGTTGCAGGCCTATGACTAAACATGAGTTCAATTTGGCTAATCGGATTAACATAAGAGGAGTGTAAAATGAAAATCAAACATGTGCTTTGGGCAGTTGCGGTTGCTTTATTAATCGGACTATTTGATAATGCATACTCAATTGAAGAATATAATGACATTCGCTATTGTGGGCCACCGGCTCGTCATGCAGTGACTAATCGGATATTAAGGGACGGCAAACAAAAATATTTGTTCAGAAAGCATAACCCATGCCCAGCCAACGGAAGTTTACACGGTGCGTGTCCCGGTTGGAGTGTTGATCACATTAGGCCATTGGCGAGTTGCGGTTGTGATAATTATAATAATATGCAATGGCTTAATAACGATATCAAAACGTGCGCGGGAATTTGTAAAGATAGATGGGAGCGCTGGGTGTATATTTGTAAGCCGGAGGATATGTGAAAGCAAAACTAATAACAACACCACCATACCCATTGCCACCATGCGAACAAAAGTTACAATATGAAGCAATATTATATAAGAGTGAAAAATGGAGCAAGGATCATGGTGGGCGCAAACCTGATGAATGCCATTGTCGTGCAACTATTCTTATTAATGGTAAGAACTTATGCAAGCGACATGCTTCAACTGAAGCGTTAAGAATGTTAATGGAGAGTGAATGATGAAGCGTAGAAACTTTTTAAAAGCACTATTAGCAGCACCCATAGTTCCCGCAATAACAATATTTGTGACTGAACCCGTATCGGCAATGCCTGATGTTGTTAGTGTTACGATTAATGATGGCCTATACACGGAAGAGCAAATAAGAAAGCTCATTGAATGTATAAATAAAGAAGTGGGTGAAAATGTTGATATAAAAACAAATTGGACTGAGATTGAGCCTTGGGAGATTGATATGGAATCACCTTTTGAGGCTTGGGATGGGAAGTGAAGCCGGGTTACGAAGTGCGCTCAAAGGCAAGTTGAAAGGAATTTGCCATTATGTTCGTGTTGAAAATACGTGCGAGACTGGAACACCGGACGTCAATTTGGGCTGGGCTGATGGCCATTCCGCTTGGGTTGAACTTAAATATTTGTCGAAGTTCCCGGTGAAAAGTACCACAAAAATATCCCTAGAGTGCTATACACGTGATCAAATGCTCTGGTTGATGACTCGGTGGTGTGTAAAACCGGGTGGAAGTTGGTTATTTGTGCAAGTTGGGGTTCGGTATTATTTGTTCAGGGGGCGCGATTGCGGCAAGCTGTTTTATGGTGTAAATAATAAAGAATTCAATGACTTGGCTTATTTGATTATGGACAAAGGCTGGGCGGGAACGGAGCTTTTGCATAATATGGGTTTATCCCTATAAGTGTGTTTTGAAACTGAAAAAACACGTTTTTATTTACAACTTCTTTTGGATAGATGGATATTATGGATATACGGATATTTGTCTGTTTTAAGAGATTTATAATCAGCCCGTCATTATTAAAAAGAAAATTTACTTTTCATTTTAAAATACTTTTTCATTTTAAAAATGCGCTTATAGGGGTAAACTAATCGCAACGAGTTCATTGATGCTGCGACTATTTTATGATCACAATAAAAGCCGATTTTACAAAGACGATAAAACGATTAAACAATATTGAGCGCAAGCAGATCCCGTTTGCTGCGTCACAAGCCATAAATGATGTCTCTGAAAAGGCCACTGGGCAATTAAGACGTGGTGCTGAACAACACCTCGATAGACCAACCCCATTCACACTAAGGGGATTCAGGGTACAACGCTCCAATAAGCATAACCTCAGAGCATTCGTATACATTGCGCCTATACAGGACGCATACCTGAAATATCAAGTCAAAGGTGGCACAAGAACCTCCCGGGCAATCGCTGTACCCGTTGAAATCAAATTGAATAAATATGGGAATATTCCCGGCAAAAAATCAGGGCTTGCAAGGGGAGCGCATCAGTTCATTGGTACATTCAATGGTGTTAAGGGCGTTTATGAGAGAGGCCATTTCAGTAAGAAGGGCAAATTCACCAAGAGTAAGAAGAGAAGAAGCACAGCCATTCGACTATTGGTTGCGTTCAATAAGCGCGTTGAGTACAAGCCCATATTCCCCTTCCATAAGATAGCCACTGGCGTAACACGCAACACTATAGAGAAAGCATTTCAAAGGCGCTTGGCAAAAGCATTGCTCACCGCACGATGATATTTCTAGGGAAAAAATATTTTTTTAAATAAAATAAAAAGGTACTTTGGAAAGTTTTACGCCGAGGGTAATTCGAG